CTGACTAACCTTCATGACGGTCTGCTTCCTGAGACGTTCTATCGTAACGTTTCGGAATTTGATAAGGGCTCCACGTTCCACATCAAGACCATCGGTACTGTCACCCTTCAGGAAGCTGCAGAAGACACGCCTCTGATCTACAACCCGATTGAAACTGGTGAAATCACCATGGTCATCACCGACTACGTTGGCGATGCTTGGTATGTTACCGATGACCTGCGTGAAGATGGTACGTCCATTGATCGTCTGATGGCCGAACGTTCTGTTGAACAGACTCGTGCCCTTCAGGAATATCGTGAAACTCGTTTCCTCGAAACTATCCCGCTGGCAATGCAGGCTTCTAACCCTTACGCTGTTAATGGCTTTGCCCATAAGGTTGTATCGGCTGACGCTAATGGTGTTGCCACTCTCGATCATTTCCTTGCAATGCGTCTGGCTTTCGATAAGGCTAACGTTCCCGCTGAGGGCCGAGTAGCTATCGTCGATCCTATCGTTGAAGCAACGCTCTCGGGTCTCGTAACCCTTACTTCGGACATCACTGGCTGGCCTGCTGAAATTCTCGCCAATGGTCTTGCTCGTGGTCAGCGTTTCGTCAATATGTGGTACGGCTGGACCGTAATCACTTCCAACCGCCTGTACACCGGTCCCGCTAACGATGGCACTACGTCCATTGCTGATGGTGTCTGGAACCTGTTCATGTCGGTTGCTGACGACAACACGAAGCCTGTCATGTTCGCATGGCGTCGTGCTCCCCGTGCTGAAGGTGAACGTAATAAGGATCGTGCCCGTGATGAGTTCGTTGTCCGTGAGCGTTATGGCTTCGGTGTTCAGCGACTTGATACGGCTGCTGTGCTTATCACTCATCGTACCAACCGCATCGCTGCGGCTTAATAAGGAGGAATAGCTATGGCTGTTTATACTACCCCCTTCGGTAACGGTGTGCTGGTTGGTTCCGGTGGCAATGTTGTCGAAAATGTTCGCAATCAGTTTGGTACTCGTGACGTTGGTGGCACCGTAGGTGTCCACAAGGTAGAGGGTATGAAGGAAGAACTCATCATTGATTTTGATGCTGCTTACTTCAATGATGGTCTGATTGGTGTACGTCCTTTCGTACTTCCTGCTGGTGCTGTCATTACTGCCGTCTACGTTGACGTTGAAGAGGCTTTCACTGCTACTGGCACCACCCCTGCTGTTCGAGTAGGTACTGCTGGTTCGGAAGCTACTAACGGTTTTACCGTCACTGAGGCTCAGCTTGAGTCCACTGGTTCCTATAACCTCACTGCCAGCCTTGCTGGTACGTGGGATGGTGAGGTTCCACTGGCTGCTAATACGACTGTCGGTATTGTTCTCTCCGGTACTACTCCGGTGATTACTGATGCTGGTAAGGCTCGTATTACCATTCTGTTTGATCGTATTAATCGTGCTCCGTCGCCTGCCCTCGCAGGTGGTCCTGCACTTCCGTAATAACACAAGGGGCGTGGCAGAGATGCTTCGCCCCTTTCTTTTTATCAGGAGGTTATCATAGCAACAGAACATAGAAATATCCCCGATGCAGAAAGACACGAGCCTAAGGGCATTTCTACTGCTGCTGCGGGACAGATTTACAGAAGCAATGGATCGGCTAGTGGTAGTTGGAAGGATGACGTAACCCTGTTAACAGCTCAGCTAGACGATGTTAGCAATCCTTCTTTCGTCCTAGTACCTATTCCTGTCAATGCCACTGTGGTAGCTATTAAAGCTGTTCTAGGTGGTCTTATCACTATAGCTAATTCTACTGTTACAGTTACTCGTAGTGGAGATGGTGCTACAGTTAGTACGCTAGTCATTCCATTCACAGGTAGTGCTGAAGGTAATGTTGTCAATGGTGCCATTACTGCTAACAGTGCACTGGTTGGGACAACGAATAACTATCTCAAGATTGCCACTGATGGTGCTAGTTCTACCACTACTCCTTTGTTCATTACGATTAAATTGAAGGTGACAGAGTAATGGCTAAATACACATTATTGGAAATTGTCTCTGACATTCTTTCTGATATGGATGGTGATGCTGTAAATAGTATTAACGATAACGATGAAGCTTCTCAAGTAGCTCAAATTGTTCGTACCACTTATCAGGCATTGATGAGCAATAGAAACTGGCCGCATACGGCTAGACTAATTTCTCTCACCCCTTTCACAGACAACCTACTCCCCACTCATATGCGTATGGAAGACGGGGTTAAGGAACTCATCTCTGTTTATTATGATACTCGTCGTGAAAGTGATCATCGTATCAATTATACACAGATCAAATACCTTGGTCCTGATGCTTTCCTTCGTCTAACTAATCAACGTAATTCAACCGATGTCAATTGTTCGTTAATTACTGACCCGTCTGGCATTAAGTTCCTGATTATGTCTAACAGAGCCCCTATGTATTTTACATCGTTCGATGACACTACTATGGTGTTCGATGCCTATGATGCTGGAATAGACAGCACTCTGCAGGCTAGTAAGGTACAGGCTAGAGCCTACACTATCCCACCCTTTGAGATGAGTGATGACTTTATTCCTGACCTTCCTGATGAAGCATTTGCTCTTCTTATTGAAGAGAGTAAGAGCAAGGCTATGTTTAAGCTCAAGCAGACACAGGATGTGAAGGCCGAACAGGAAGCTAGTAGGCAGAACAGATGGCTTTCTCAGAAGTCTTGGAGAGCCCATGCGAATGACATCTATCCCTTTAACTACGGTAGAAACCGGGGTGGTCTAAAGAAAGACCCAACCTTTAGGAGAGATTATTAATGTCCGAACAATACAAAGGCTACATCATCAAGGCAAGTCCATCACTGATTTCGTATGAGATTGTCTACGATGGGAAGGGTAGTCTACATAATTCTCTCAAAGGAATGTTTACTAGTATTTCTATCGCTAGGAATTTTATTGATAGCTATCTAAAGGGAAAGGAGGAAGTTGATGACGAGACAAGTGCAAGCGGTGGAAGTGAACAAGTTCAACGCCGGTCTAATTACGGACGCAAGCCCGTTAACAACTCCTGATAATTCTTCCCTAGACGAAGACAACTTTGTTCTTAATATTGATGGTAGTCGTAATCGTAGATTAGGGATGGATTATGAAACTGATTATACCATTATTGATACAGATGTCCCATATGTAGATGGGTTAACTATTGGTGTTAGAGCATTTCGATGGGATAACGCTGGTGGTGAGCCGGGTCGTTCTATTCAGGTAGTGCAAGTTGGCAACCAATTAGATTTCTTTCATCTCGATGATGATAGTGTTTCTAATGGCTATTTCAACACACAAACTTTCCCTAACTCGGCTCTAGATGTTAAATTCTCCTTTGCTGTCGTCGATGGATTGCTAGTAGTTGTTAATGGTGACAAGGATGTTTATGTCCTTGAGTTCGCAGCTCCTAATACAATCAGTCGGTCTTCTCAAAGATTGTTGATTAGAGATTTCTTTGGTGTTGATGATATTATCGGTATCCTTGATTTAACTCGTGGCAGTGATGTGCAATTTAGATCAGGTGTCACAACTCCTGCTCATACATATAATCTGAGAAACCAGTCTTTCGGTATCCCTAGAGTGTATGCTAACAACGAAGATATTGAGGACCCAATCCTTAGCTTCGCTGGAGCAAGTAGTGGACGTTTCCCATCTAACTCTGATACGGTGGTGAGTGCCCTATACCCTGACCCTGCTGATGAAGATGGAAGAACTGTTGATAGATTCTTTGCTACTGATTTGTTTAAGAACCCTATCGGTAGCACTAGAGCCCCTCAAGGCTATTTCATTATTGATGCTCTTGATAGAGGTGCTAGTAGAACGACTGAAACGCTAAAGAACAATGCTAGGTTCCCTCAATTGGGGCTGCCTTCTACGCCTCTCCCTGTTGACTCTAGTGTGTCTGGTGCTACAACGATTACAGAATTTGCTGGTAGAGTGTTCTATTCAGGGTTCCCCGGTGAAGTGATCGGTGGAGATAATCATTCTCCTAAGCTATCTTCCTATGTCTTGTTTAGTAAGGTGGTGGAAAGTCCTGCTGATATTTCTGTATGCTACCAGTCAGGTGACCCTACATCAAAAGACTCCCCCGATATTATCGCTACTGACGGTGGGTTTATTCGTGTTAACGAAGCATATGGTATTCATAAGCTCATCAACCTTGGCAGTAGCCTTATGGTTGTAGCTACGAATGGTATCTGGCGTATTGTTGGTGGCAGTGATAATGGTTTCACAGCTAACAGTTACATTGTTGAAAAGATCAGTGACAGAGGTTGTACCTCTCCTGACTCCATTGCTCCGGTAGATGGTGGCTTTATGTTTTGGGGGAACGATGCTATCTACTACGTCCACACCGATCAGTATGGTGGATGGGTGTGTGATAATATTTCCTTCGGCCGTATCCAACGCTTCTATGATGACATAAATATTGGTGATAAGCAGAAAGCCTATGGAGCATATGATAGTTACGAACGTAAAGTAAGATGGTTGTTCTACAATTCTACTAACTCTAGTAGTCTGTGTAGAGAGCTAGTGTTAGACTTGCAACTTCAGGCTTATTATACAAATACGATTAAACAACTCACTACAACATATCCTAAACCAGCAGCAATGTATCTTGGACTGTCATACCAAGTGGATGTTAATGAAACATCTATTGTTGTAAATAATGATCCTGTTTTTATGGGGACTGATCCTATTATCATCTCTGCTAGAGAAAGATTAGGGGTTAGCCAAAGAGAATTAGGTTATGTGGTGGTTACTTCCATCTCTCCAACCATCTCTTATACATTTGCTAAATATACCAATCCTGATTTTAGAGACTGGTATTCTGTGGATAATGTTGGTGTTGATGCTGATGCTTTCCTAATTACTAGTTACATGTCTGGTGGTGACTTCCAACGAGACAAGCAGCTTCCCTATATCACTATTCATATGAGACGAACAGAGAATGGATTTGATGATGATCTCAATCCTATAAATCAGTCTTCATGTCTAGTACAAGCTAGATGGGATTGGAGTAATAGTGATAGAGCAGGGAAATGGGGCCGCGAGTTTCAAGCTTATCGTTATCGTCGTTTATATTTGCCTACAGATAGTAGTGACGATTATGATAATGGTTTTTCAACAGTAGTCACTAGAAACAAGGTGAGGGGTAATGGTAAGGTGTTGTCCCTAAAGTTTAGGACTGAACCTGATCGTAACCTTCATCTATACGGGTGGTCAATGATCTTTAGTGTAGGAGATAACGTATAATGACTTATGAAAAAGCTATCTAC